ATAGGATGCAAACGCTACACCATTTCCGAGTGGCAGAAGCATTTCCGAAAAATTGGCGAGGCCGAAGGCTATAGTACCGAGCAGATGGAGGAATACAAAGGGTATATAGACCTGATCGCCACCATGCACAAGACGTGGGCGTTACACTAAAATTACAATATTTAGCCATGAAAAGCGAAAAAGCAGAGAAATATCTGTCTGAAAACGGATTAGGATACCCATATACCGGATACGTAACAGAGCAGGTGGCAGAACGAGCTGCCGAACTTGCCGAGCAGGCGGCCGAGGAGCGGATGCGGAAAAGAGCGATCGGCGCATTCGATGATATGTGGTTCGAGAACGGCGAGGACGGAGAGTTCGAACCGGATTATGAATACCACCGAAAGAATTTCATCCAAAAACTGACCGAGAATGAGAACGACGATTGAGGAAAGAGCGCAAGAATACGCGCATCAATACCGACGAGATGCACATGACTTAAAAGGTGAACGAGCCGATGCGGCCTTTGCGGCATATTGTCAGGGTGCCGAGGATGAGCATAAAGAGCTGACGCACTGGCACGACCCAAACATTACCCCGGATGACAATAAACCAGTGATAATATGTACTTCCCCGGGAATATATTACATAGCGGCTTACGACAAGCAATTTAACTACTGGTTCACGGGCAACGGCTCCTTTTACCGACACGAAATCATCGGCTGGCGGGAGATTCACGAATAAGGCAAGACTATGACAAAAGCATCATTTGACACAATAGGCGGACTGGTGATCGCCTTTGTTGCGGGAAACTTAGCGCAACACGACTACTCGGTGGCGGATTGGTGGAGGTTTGCGCTGCACGTTATTTTTACTGTTGCGGGAATTTGGATGTTCAGCAACGGGTATAGCAATTTGCCAAAAAAATAAAACAATGACACCGAAAGAACTGTACGACTGGGCGGTCGAGCGTGGAGCCGAGGACTACGATATTATGGTGGATGGTGATGCGATAGATTATCAGTTACCGGAGATTGATGAACAACTTAAAATAATAGAAATCATACGATGATGAAACGAGAACTCACACTGATCGACATTGTAGGGTACCTTCCGTATGGGTTGTACTGCTGGTATGGCGAAAATATCAAGGCCGCTCTTATGGTTGGAATTACTGATTATCAGATTCCGATTTTCGAAGTAGGCCGCAAGCCAATCCTGCGTCCGATATCCGATCTGCGCGTGGAGATCACCGAGCGAGGTTACAACGACGGGAAACCGTTCGTGCCTGTCAAACGGCTGGGCGAACTACTGGGTTCGGACTATGAGGATTGCCTAATTCTTGATTGCCGGATAAAATATTCACCAAGTGAAGTTTGGTATAGCGATATGTGCGCATTTTTAGACCTGTTCCACCGCCTTCACTTCGACTACCGCGGTCTGATCGACGCCGGACTGGCCGTCAGCGTTCACGATTTACCCACAAATCCCTATGAGACATGAAAAAAATAACCGATTATGATCGTGGCTATTGGATAGCCGTGCAAAATGCTGCCTCCTTTGATTTACAGGCGGATAGACAAGCAGTGAAGGCATTGATTAGAGATGCTGGATTTGACCGAGATACTTGCCTAAAACTAATGGAGGAAAATGATTTTAATGCTGAAATAATCCATCCAGTAGTGGATGAAATGTATCCAGAAAAATGAAAACCAAACTACTGCGCCGACTGAGGAAGGAGGCTCGGATGGAATATCCATATATGTCTTTGTTTGAGGAGTTTACACTATTGCTTGGATGGAGCCTGGCAGAATCCGACAAATACATTCGAGAGAAAAGACGGAGATACATCCTCCGTCGCGTTGCGGCGCTAAAACAGAAGAGAAAATGAAAACAAAAGTGACATTCAAAGATAGTTTTGATAATGGCCAGATGTCAGTAGAAATTACTGGTAATGGGAATATTAGGCTGGGGATGGGCGAGGATGATGTATGGCTGTCGCTCAATGATTTCGAGGAATTTATCCAAGAATGCACCCAGCTCGCTGTGAAACTTAAAGAAAGTAAGAAAAAATGAAGACGCGTTTTTTCTCAAATGCACAATTACAAACATAACAGAATGGTACTATTTGAGATGGTACTACATATGCCGTAAGGCCACGGTTGAGGAGATTATTGAACATTTCAAAAAGAGGGAGAAATGATACGAGCAAGATTCTATATCAAATTCAAAGATTGCGGTAACGATTATCGGCCGGTTAAATGGCCAATCAAGCATCCGTATTGGTGTACGGGCGAAAGCGTCGACTCTTTCGTTATTGTCGCCTATGCCGAAAATGTCGAGCAAATAAAGGATTTATGGCCGAAGGCTTATATGATCGAATGCGATGAAGTGAATGAAATAACCTTCACCACAAGATTCCCAAAACCGAAGTGGTACAATTAATATCAATGTAAGCCATGGTCGAGGAGATCATTAAACATTTTAAAAAATCTTAAAGAATTTTACATGATGAAACCTTTTGACTTGAGAGCCGCCAAAGCAGGGGCGCCGGTGTGCACGAGGGACGGGGAGGAAGTGCGGATTATATGTTTTGATCGTATTTGCACCATATTCCCAATCATAGGATTACGCAGAAATGTCGACAACGAGGAATATGTTGTAACGTTCACGACTGATGGCCGCAAATTTTTCACGAGTAAGGATGGTGGAGATTTGATGATGCGCGACGACGACTACGCCGAGAAGCTGGCGCGGGGAGAGTACGGGAATCACATCCACGAAGCCACCGAAAAGGTTGATCCAACTATTAAGGAAAACTTAACAGTTGACCGGGAGTACTGGCGGAGGGTGTATGCCGGATATGTATTGGCGGGGTCGTGCGCTAGAGTAAGTCGGCTGTCTGCCGAAGGTGTCAAATTTGCTATCGCCCTCGCCGATGCCCTCCTTGAAGAGCTGGAGAAAACGGAGAAGAAATTATGAAAAAGCAATATAATGAAAGGCCTACAACCATAATAGTTTGGCTGGTCGTAATACTGGCAATAATAGTTATGATCGCCTTTACCTGAATCAAATCGGCAATGTAAAGGGCTCCCTGATCCGGAGCCCTTTGTGTTTGTGGCGCTCTCAAGCCCCACCTTTGACACATCACTCCAAAGGTAGCAACTTATTTCGATAAAAGCAAATGGGGAGGAGGGCGGAAGGGCGGCCAACTATCGCCGACTATACGGTATGGACAAATGAACTGAGCCGGGAAGAACTGAGGATAATTATACACGGTATACGCAATCATCGGATCAACCAAGCGAAGAGGAAGCTCCAGTTTTTGCGGGCGCAGCGCGACAGGCGCCGAGCCACGCGGGGTAAATACAGGGAACCGAATCCGCCTATTTCGTGGCGGAGGTTTAAAACAAAGGAAAGAGATCATATTGACGGACGGCAGCAGGAGTTGCCACTATTTTTATAGAATATGGATAGTTTGCTCATGCAAGTTATGCGGGATCGCCAATCCGACGCGATGCTACTGATTAGCGCTTCAGATTTGCGTACCTTTGCAAATGTGCTCATTCAGGAGACAGGGGATAACGTTGCTGAAAAAACATTCAGTGCCGTGAAAGCAGCTATGGGTGATAAGATAAAGTATTGTACCCGTGGAGAGGCGTCCGAGATTTTAGGAGTGTCCTATCCGACATTGCATCGGTGGGAGAAAGAAAAGTGTCTAATCCCAGTAAGAATAGGACGAAAAGTGCTATATTTGCGTAATGAAGTGGACGCATTCAAAGCACGAGGACGCACACGAAGTTTGGGAAAATGAAGTGAAAACCTGTATTATATCGCCAAAAATAAGCCAAAAACATGAATAATAAAAATAGCAACCATCAGATTGTCAGATGATTGCTATTTTGAAATTGTAGTCCCGACGGGACTATAGGTAATATTATCTCATGAAATCATTGGGATTGCATAAAGCAACAAAAATTGGCTGCAATGGTATGTATCGGCATCTTTACGGATGTCATGAAACGACCGAAATATCACCAGATAAAGTATAAGTCGCCAAAAAGTCGCCAAAAATTATTGAAGTAATATATGGTTGTTTATATTTGCATCCGTGCAAATATAACAATTATGGCGACAATTTACTATTCACTCTCTGCCAAGGAGAATACATGCGGTTTACACGAGGTGCTGATTCGGTTTACTCACGGACGCCTTAACCAGCGTGCCAAGACCGGTATTTTCGTGCTGCCTGAATATTGGAGCGCCAAGACACAATCGGTTTCTGTTCCCCGTTTCAGGATGATGTCTCCTGCCCAACAAGAGATCGTCGAACAGGCAAACGAGGCACATTCTAAAATCTCGGCATTGACATCTTTTGTCATGCAATCGTTCATAGAGGCAGGAGCAGGGAAGGTTAGCTTGCCTCCGAGTTGGCTCAGGGATGTTATTACGCCTTATTCTGTAGGATTGTCGCAAGACAAGGATATATGGGCACACTTTGAAAGTTACGTATCCAAGAAGGGGTTTTCTGTGCGCCGTAAGATGGCATTCAATGTTCTTATGAGGGCTCTCAAACGCTACGAGTTGTACAAAAGGATTTTCGACCGCACCTTCACCCTTTCGCTGGGGATGCTAACGCCCGAGGTATTGGATGACTTTGAGGACTTTTATCGCCGGGAGCACGATATATGCGAGGAATATCCGCATATCTATGCTTTGGTGCAGGATTCGAGGATACCACACCAGCGTGGCCACAATACGGTTGTCAGCAAGATGATTCTCTTGCGGGCTTTCCTGAATTGGGCCGCAAACAATGACCTGATCCAAACTAATCCTTTCCGGAAGAAGGAGATAAAACAAGCTGTATATGGTTCCCCGATCTATATCACAATCGCCGAGCGGAACAAGCTATACCATACAAACCTATCCAGGCATCCACGACTGGCGGTACAGCGGGATATATTCGTATTCCAATGTCTCATAGGGTGTCGCGTGGGGGATTTGATAACCTTGAAACGGAGCAACGTAGTAAAAGGTGCTGTTGAGTATATCCCGCGCAAAACGAAGGAAGGCCATCCGGTGACGGTGCGTGTCCCGTTGAACAATCTTGCAAAGGAGATAATCAATAAATACGCATCCCCTGACAATGCAGTACTGCTCCCCTTTATTTCGGAGCAAAAATATAACGAGGCAATTAAAAAATGCTTTCTTGCTGCCGGATTGAAACGCATGGTAAGTGTACTCAACCCCGTCACCAGGGAGCCAGAGCAAAAACCGCTCTACCAAGTTGCGTCATCCCATATGGCGCGCCGTACTTTTATCGGGAATCTGTATAAGCAGGTCAAAGACCCTAACCTTGTGGGCTCTTTGTCGGGGCATACCGAAGGCAGCAAAGCATTTGCCCGCTACCGCGACATAGACGAGGAGATGAAAACCGATCTGGTGAAACTTCTGGAATAATCAAATCGTATTCATCAACTCGCATACGACGGCAGCGAATATGGGTGCGCAGCATTCGCTCACTTCGAGCATCGCCATCCAGTATTGGGTGTCATCTTTTTCCATGTCCATTACATTTACAACAGGTGAATTGGTGCACATCTTCCCATAGCGCCTGGTTTATTTCGCCAGTAAGGTATGCTACCTCTTCCCCGGCCATCGGCAGGCCGAGGGTAAGGGCTACATCGTCTACGAGGTGCCGCAGTTCGTGCTCAAAGCTGTTAAGAAATTCCCACGGCGAGGAGTGCATCCCTATTACGATGACACTTTGCCGATGCTCCTTGTTGGAGTAGGTGAATCCCGTATCCATTTCGCACTTCACCATATTCCCCTGTACGCGATGAAGAACCGTATCGGGGCATCCGATGTCGGTAAGGGACTTGAGTATTTTGCCCGTATAGTAGCACGTCACGGCATAATATATGCGCAACGTCCAACCATACTTGTGAATACTCAAGTCCCGAATCTTCATTTTTCCTCCCTTTTTCCGTACTTGCGCCAGTTTCGCGCCAGTCTCCTTCGTTGCGCCCGGTTGAAGCGCTTGTTCTCGAATACGTCGTTCACCGCCCCGGCCAGTTCCTGGTACTTGTCGGCAGGCAGGTTACGGACGAGCGTTGCGATATTTTTCATTCTTAAAAAAATGTTTATTTTTGTCCAATATGGAGCCTTATCAAAACCTATCTTTAGACAATTTGCCAAACGAAGAGTGGCGCGACATTCCCAATTATGAGGGATTCTATCAAGCATCTACTATGGGGCGCATAAAGAGCCTTGATAGATTAGTCAATGCAAGGAATAATCATTTACGGTCTCATCGTGGTAAAATAATCCGTCAAACACCGTATTTAAACGGCTATCTGAGCGTCATGCTATCCGTTCATGGCATACACAAGCGTTGTTCTGTGCATCGTCTATGTGCTGTGACATTTTTACCAAATATTGCCAATAAACCATGTATCGACCATATCAATACAATTATAACAGATAACCGTATTGAAAATTTACGCTGGTGTACGCTTAGTGAAAACTTGCTGAATCCCATAACTGTAAATCGTATTTCTAAGGCCAAGTCTGGTGCAAAGTGTTATTTTTATGGCAAACAATTCGGAACTCGGAAGATTCGATCCATAACTATCAATGGCGAAGAAACTGTATATCCTTCAATAATTGCCGCAACAAAGGCTGGCATATATAAATATAGAGGGATACAACAATGTCTTAGCGGCCATCAAAAAACACATAGAAATATGCGCTGGGAGTACTGTGATTAGACCATGTCCTCCCATATTATTGGAATGCCTTCCGCTATTGTCTTTGCATAGTATTCATCCATTGCTCTTGTTGGTGCGCCGTCTATATCATCAAGATAGTCTTTGACGAATTTAGCCAAGTACTGTTCATTCGGTAACGACGACCCAAGGAAGTCTGCTTTTGCCATATTTGCAACGTAACAAGCATTGTATCCTACATCGTTTTTTAATTCTACGCCATATTGTTTGAGAAGTTGGTGAACCTCGTCGTTTGAATAGGGCGTAATAGGGGTTTCTTTGCCGCTTGCATCCTTTTTCTTCATTTTGCCAACGGCGAATTCGCACATCTTCTTTGAAAAGTGCCAACCGTAATTTTCGAGATATTCCCGGAACCCTGCCGGGAAGTTTTCATGTGTATCTAACCTGTCCATATTTTTCGATTTAAAATAGGAGAGGGCACTGCGGCCCTCTCCCTCCGGTTTACCGCCTGCGATACCGCGAATAGGGGCCTGTACCCCTTACGCCACGGCGTTCGCCGTAGGCGTCGTCATACTCATACCCGCCGCGGTCATACTCGCCACGTTCGCCGTAGCCGCCACCTTGTCCGTAGCCGCCACGCTCACCGTATCCGCCACGGCCTTCACGCCGGCCTTCTTCAAAGCCTTCTTCGTAGGCGCGTCGGAGCTCTCGCTCCATTTCCTCTTCGTGGCCGCCGAAGCCGCCACGGCCTTCACCTATGATTCTCCAACCCATAGTTACTTTGTTTTTGCAGGTGGTTCAGACTTGACAAGGCTCCTCAGTTCTTCCGCCGTCGGTATCTGGCTCAGCCGTTCGTTCATGTCAGCGAGCATCTTCCGCAACTCCCTGTTTTCGGCTTCGAGCTCTTTTGAACGCGCAGCTTCGGGATCGAGCTGCATCAGGATTTCATCGTAGACCTTCAGGTTGGCTTTGTGCCTGTCGAATGATTCCACGATCTCACGGCTTGCCTGCTGTGCCTCCATGATGGTCGGTTTCAACACTTCACGTGTCGTCGCTACGGTAAGGCCGTCTTTCGAAACGATGTCCGCTTGCATAGGGACGCCCCAGGGCTCGTTGCCCTCTATCGAGATGTTGATGAATTGCGGCATCGGCGAGAATTGCCCGGGCTTTTGGGGCGGGAAATACGGTGCCGATACATCTTTTACGTTGGCTGTATAAAACTTAGGCTGTTCCCTGTTGTCGAAAACGTAGACTAAGGAGCCTTTTCTCAAGTTCTGAAACATCTTGGTTAATGATTTGTGAAAGATAGGGGAGAAGGAGCCCTCCTCCCCGTCTTTCGGTTTTTACTTCGTTGCTTTTGCCGCTGCCGGCGCCGCTGCGTCGCTATTTGCCTGTGCGGTTCCTGCCGTGGACTTTACTCCAAGCAGACGGAAGATTCCCGCACACTTGTTAAAGTACACCAGGTGCTCCGTATAGGCACTCGTCTCGCCTGCTGCCGTCTGGTTTGTGATGTCGCTGCCCACGGTTTGCGTCCCTTTGTTATCCACTACGGGAACTTTGGCAGTCCCGGTAGTGGTGTTGGGGGATGTTACCGTGCTCCTCGCCGACCCGGAGGTCGGAACCACGACATTTACGGCATATCCACTCTCGGCTTCCGTGACCGGGTGGCGCACTTTCCATAGAAGGATTCCCTCATCAGGTAGTGCACGCCAGGCGCAGGGGTTGAACCCGTAGTCCACGGTTTCGGCCTCTGCGGAAGCCTTTCCGGTCGTGGCGAGCGTGTATATGCCTCCGATGTCGAGGCGAGGTACGAATTGCGGAACAACGACTTTTATGTCAGCTTGTAAAGGATACATACTTGCCTCCTTTCCTTGCTAAAATAAAGTGCCTGCACACGCCGGGGCGGCAGTCACGGCCACAGTGGGCGTCGTGCAACAGTTGGGGTTCTGCACGATGTATGCAGGAACCGGTGCCGGAGCACGGAGCTGACTGACGATGTTGGCCGTCTGTGCCTGCTGCGAAGCGGCCAGGGCAAGGTTGCTGTTCTCCTGGCGGAGCATGTCGATCTTGTTTTGCATCTCGCGCATCTCCAGTTGGCAGAACCGGTCGTTGATGATCTGCGTCTGCGCGTCGATCTTGGCACCCAGAATGTTGAACTGCGTGTTTGCCGAAGATTGCAGCGTGTTGGTCTGGTTGACCGTTGCGAGCTGGCTCTCGTATCCCATCTTGGTGATGGATTCCCGGAGATCGCAGCAGCACGAGGCGATCTGGTTGCCGATTTGGCATCCCATCGACTGTACAGCGTTGATGATCTGCTGGCTTGACATGCCGAGGGTGCCCTGAATGTTGCACAGCGTGTTCTGAATCTGCTGCGTAGAGCAGTTGAGCGACGATGCCAGCTGATTGATGGCTGCGCCGTTCCCTTGGATTGCGTTCATAAGAAGTTCCCGTCCGGCGTCACCGTTGAGCTGCGCAGGAAGGCCATTGGCGTTGTTACCGCCGAAGCCGTTGCCACCAAAGCCGCCCCAGCAGAAGAACAGCAGGATGATCCAGATCCACCAGCACCCGTCACCGCCCCATGCACCACGGTTGTTGTTACCGTTCATGAGTGCCGCTACGAGGTTGGGATCCATGCCCTTGTTGCCCATCATTGACGAGACGAGAGCCGCGATGTCAAGGCCGCCACCCGAGCCGCCTCCATCGAAAATATAAGTTTTATCCGAACCCATTTTTAATGATTATTGAATGATTGCCGCCCCTGTCAAGGCCGGGCGTTCACCTGTTGCAACATTGCAAAGGTGGCTGCGGGCGGCAGGCATATCAATTCATTGGGGCGCAGATGGGAGGCAACTTCTTCGCAATAAGTTCGCACTGTATTTCGAATATAGGGTGGCTGTATCGCTTGCGTTCATCGAACCCGGAGACCATCTTCTCTATGGCGCGTCGGGAGAACCGCATCATCCGGGCGATGTCGGTGGTGTACATGCCGTTCTTATGGCAGAAGTGTACGAGCATGTAGCGCGCATCGACCACATCTTGAAATTTATCCTTCGAAAGGATTTGTTCCTTAGCTATTTCAGTTTCAAATGCAACACATTCGAGTATTTGTGCAAAAAGCTCTGATTTACGCATATACTTTCCCGATTTTTTATTATAAATTTGTTATACCACTATACAAAAAGCCAACACACCGATTCAAGGAATAAGTCCTCAATGTGGTGCGTTGGCACAATCGTATAGTGGTATATGCGGGAAAGCGTTGGGGACTTTTTTATGCCCGTACCCCAAGGCCCGTTATTCGGTTACAACCGATGGGAAGTCATCCCAGTATATGTAAATCATCTCTTCCATTGCGCGTAGTGTTTTCGTATTTCAAGGTATTCAGGGTTATCTTCATGGGCATATGCTTCCTGTTCGAAAGTTATCCTTCGGTACTTGAAGCCGTGAAATACCCAATCCAATAGGTAGACGATGTAGAAGGGCACATATAACAGTTCTCTCATCTGTGCGGTGTGTATCGCTTCGTGGTTTTTATTTTTATCCGACAACGGGCGGGCGGACTTGCGGGCAAATACGATCCCGAACAGATTGATAGCCTTGTATCCCTTGAAGGGGATGATGTCGTTATAAATTATCTTCATACCTGTCAGAATTGCCATAAAATAACACCTACTCCTACGCCGACCGTAGGCTGGAACCCTTGCGGCGTGTACGCCGCCCCGATCCCGGCAGTCAGGGCGAAGCGGCTCCGCCGGGTGACTACCTGCTGTCGGGTGGTAGTGCAGTTGTATGTTTCTATCCAGTCGAGCGTCGGCCGCAGGTTGCCGATCCGGGGCCCGCTGACCTGTGCCCGGTAGGTGCTGTCCGAGTAGGGGCGTGTTTCCATTGCCACCTTCATCTGCACGCTGTCTGCCCCGACTTTCACAACGACGGTCTCCGTTACCGTGTCGGGCGGCGCGAAGAGCAGCACCGGCACCGAGATGTCGGCGAAGCGGTACGTGCCGGGCAGCGGTTCCGGTCTCGGGTAGAACACCGTGTCGATACGCGTCGTTTCTTCGACAACCACCGACGCGGCGCCCCTGCGGTATCCCCAGCCGAAGAGGAGCGCCCCGGCAACAAGGGCGGCGAGCAGGTAGAGGAGCAGGCGTTTCATAATCCCTCGGCCGTCACGATCCGTTGTACGTTGTCGATCATCGAGGCCATGACCTCGGCGTAGTTCGGAGCCGTAGCGTACTTGGCGCCGGTGTCATCCACAAGCCGCCGGGCGTACTCTTTCGGGTCAGCCCGGTACGGCCACGCATCGGCATACGAGGGTTTGCGCAGCAGCGACAGATAGTCGTCCAGGCACGCATCAAGCGAGGCGTACACACGGAAAAACCGCCGGACGCGGTATTTGTATTTGTCCGGGGCGACCTGCTCCACCGATACGACCTCCTCGGGCGCATTGAATTTCACGTCGCGCGTCTTGAAGTATTCCGTGGTGAGCACCAGTTCCGCCGGCCCCGCCCACGTACTACCCTTCGTGATGCCGAAAATATTGTTGCCGATACCTTTGACCTTCCAGCCTGTTTCCAGTGCCGCCTGCGCCGTGACGAACAGCGGACTGACGCCACCGGCGCGGTAAAGTCTCTCGGCCGCCGGATAGATCGCCCGGACGAATTGGGTTTGTTCCTTCTTTGTTGCCATCGTTATTGGATTGCTATTGTCGATATTGACAGGTTGTTATTCCTAAGCACTTGTGTCATTGCACGATGTGTTTAGTGTACAGGATATGCCCGACCCATCCGGCCATAGCACAAACAACCCCCACGAGGATGTAACGCGGGAATACGATTCCGAGCACTACGGCCACGGCCGCAACGATGCACCATACGATCCATTTCTTTTTCATTTGTCCTTTTGTTTTTGTTTGTAGTTTTCCAAATAGGGAATCTTCTTAATCATCTCGAACGAGAGCACATAGTACAGGAAGTCGATGTATCGGTTCTTCGGGAATATGCGGTTCAGGTTCTTGAGGATGTTGACCCCGTAGAAATATATCAGGGCATATACTGCGAGCGAGATCGCCGACATCGCCCCGTCGTGGTTGTCGATGTTGTCCCCGACGAGCAGTATCATGGCCATCAGTCCCGATATTACCGCAGCCTCGGATATGCACTTGAAAGCCTTGCGGAATATGAATCCTTCGTGCTGTACGAGCACGCCGGCGAACAGGCCCGTGAAAAAGTTCGCGGCGAATATAATCATGCAGGCCGTCAGTATGTCGTGTATCGGGGCTATGGCGTTGAACATGTACACCAGGGCACCGATCAACACCTGCCATATTTTTTCGCAGAGCCTTTCTATAAATCTCCACAATGCTTCCATAGGGTGTATTCTATTGTTCGGGCAACACGTTTGTCTGCGCCTGGGGCGCCGCTTCCGACTTCTCCAATTCTGCGATCCTCTGTTCGAGCCGTTGCAGCACCGCGGCTAAAGTTTCTCCTTCGGAAACAAGCACGGCTTCGGCTACGGTTACGGGATAGAACGGCTCGCCGTTGGGCTTGTTGGTCATATACATCTTCATTGCTCAATATTTTGAAAGTTCATAACCGTTTCTTCGGCGGCCAGCTCTTCGGCACGTCGGGCCCTCAGCGCCGCAAGGGTCTTTTCATTCTCGTTGTACTCCGCGTTGGCCGCTTCGTACTCCTCATAATCCAGAGGATAGGTAGCCCGGAAGTCAAGGCCGGACTTGCTGCATTTGGCTGCCCTGTCGTCGGACTTGGCCATGACTGCCCGTAATTCGAGCTGCCGCGATTCGAGGGTGTCGATCTGTCGTTGTGTTTCCATGGTTCAGATAATTATAAGGCGCAGACCGGGCGGGCAGCGCCCGTGCTATACTTGTAGTTGGCGCCCACGTAACCCGTATCGCCACGGTAGATGAACGCATGGGCGGGATTGCATTCGCATGACGTCCACGGGTAATAACTCGCCCCGTAACAGGTCGCCTTACCGAGGCGCGACAGCGTGCGGTTTACGGGATCGCTTTCCCGGTCGGCGGATGTCAGCACGCGGTCGTGCATGAGCAGGTAGATTTCGTCAACGGACGGCAGCCACCATGCACCCGCTTCCAGTCCGGTAGTTGCGCCCTCGACCGTGATGCCGTAGTCGAGGGCAGCCGCAGCGGCCGGGTAGCGGTACTGTGTCTTACCATAAATGTCCTCGAAGGTAAGCCGCCCGATCAGGTGCGTGTTGGTCTTGCCGTCGCGCAGCAGCGCACCGTAGGCGCTCGGGCACTGCATCATGTGCTCATCGAGCAGATAATCCCGGTAGGTCGGATAGGCGGCGACCAATGCCGGGTTGGCCTCTTCGGTAAAGGCACTTTCCCGGATGATTTCGCTACTGCCCGGCATCTGTCCTGTGGCCTGGCTCCCTTTGGCCGAATAGTATTGCAGAAATCTTTCGGGATTGCAGCCCGCAAAGGAGATGTTGACGCCGTTATTACGGCGGACGTATTCGTTCGATCCCTCGATCAAAACCCCTGTCAATGTCGTTTGATAATTAACGTCTTCCGACGGCCTTGCGATTTGACAACCGTTTACGACGCCGATAGTCGCATAGCTGGTCGACCATGTATTCGACGACATGATGATCCTCTCGTCGGAATCAACTGTCGCAGCCCAGCCGTAAGTGGATGATATGGTCGTATTGGCGTTGATCTGCGCGGCAATGCTTTCGAGCGTCGCACCCGGGGCATAAGTGAATGCGTGGTCGGTATTATAGATACGAAGCGTGAAGGTTCCCCCCGCAGACAGTTCGAAGCCAGATAGGGCGACCTCGTAAGAGTACGCCCAGCAAACGCTGCTTGCCGCATTGTGAAGCGACACGATCAGCACCCGATCTACCTGCCGGGCATAGACCACGGCCACGGGAATCAGTTGGGGAGGTATCTTTTCTGTAACCAGCGTATCGCCTTTGATAAATTTCAACGTACTATCCGTCTTGTCAAAGACGACGAGATCACCGACACCGGCGGCCGATTTGCGGATCACGACATTCACGCCGTCGTAGATCACCTCGCCGTCGTCTTCGACGTATGACACCGCCGACTGTGTGTCCTTGCGGTTCTTGTCGGCCGTGTAACCCGCCTTGTCGGCGTATTTGTTGACTTGAGACATGTTGTATGCAGTTTAAGCGTTCTTCCAGTCCGACACCGCGCCGTTGCCCACGGAGTGGTAGACCGCGTTGTTCTTCGTATCGACATAGAACTGCCCCGCGCGGTCGGGGGCTTTCGTCGGCGCACCCTCGCCCGTGACGACGAGGTTGTTGTCGCCCCACACGCCCAGCTTCTTCACCTGCAATTCCGGGATCAGCACTTTGCCCGAGAGCATTTCCATGAGCAGCCTTTCGAGGTGCGTCACGCGCTCTTCGAGCGTGCAGTCCGAGTGCGCGAGGACTTCGGTTATTTCATCGTCCGTGTCCGGTATAGGAGGCGGGGTAGAGCTCTCTCCTATTTCCTCCCCGAGGCGCACTGTGCCGCCCAACTCGGTTTTGATAGGCGTCATCTGGGTTTCCAGGGTTCCCGATGTCACGAAGTTCGGGTCGTTCTGCAACTGCGACAGTTTAGTGGGAAGCTCCGTGCGGTCGGCCTTGCTCTGAATCATCTCCTGCAATGCAAGTGTCAACTTGTCCCAGGATACGGTGTTGTTGAGCAGGGTGGCGCGGATTTCGGAGCCTTCGACCGTAACCTGTATCTCGGAACCGATAGAGCCGACATATACTTTCACGAAGTCAGAAACCGGGATGGAGGATATGGAGCCGTCGGCATTTACGAACTCGATAGATTGGGTATCCTCGTTGTAATGCAGCCCCATCATCTCGATAGGCAGGTCGATGATGAGCTTCGCACCGCCCTTTGTCGTGAAGGTCAGCTCGTAGGTTTTGTCGTTGAACTCCGGCAGTCCTACGCAGGTGTTGAGCAGTTCCCGAATGTCGGGATGCGCCGTGGGGGAGGTGTTGTGCCGCTCGATCTGCCCGCTGACGTCCGGGGTGGGAATTTCTGAGATCGCCTTGTCTGTATAGTTTTTGGCTTCGGTCAGTGCCTGCGCATCCCCGCCGGATATGTTGCTATTGAGCTCCTCGGACATAGCGTCAAACGTATCGCCGACATTATTCCATAGTTCTGCCGTCTTAGTGTCCGTGTATGCCTTGCCCTGTTTGAGCGTATCCGCGTCTCCTGCGATTATGCCTTTGTCAATTATGGACAGTAACTGACCGGTACCTTCACCTATTTCCTCTTTCAACTTCTCGACCTCGGTGTCCGTGTACGACTTCGCCTTAGTCAGCGTGCCCGCTGCAGCCTCCGTCAGCTCCTTCTTGGACACCTTGTCGGACAACTCCTTCCTTATCTCCGTGTCGTCGTAGTTGGAGAGCCCGGCCAGCTTCTCCTTCTCCTGGTCGGTGTAGTCGTTCGTCGAAAGCCCTTTCCCTTCTTCCTTGTCGACCTTTTCGGCAAGGGCTTTGTCAATATCCCCAATTTTACCTGCGGCGTCATTTGCCGCTTTTGCCGCCTCGTTCGCGGCGTTTGCAGCGTTAATAGGGGCCTCGGCATATTCTTCCTCCGTAAGTTCGGAATTCGGGTTGTATTTCTTGAATGCCTCGTAAGCACTCTCGCCGGGCAATCCGACAACAAGGCTTGACGCCTCGAGGTCGACAGTTTCCGTTGTAAGGTTGCTTTCGTCTTCGCCATCTTCCAAAAGTGTCGTAGGAACCAATTCGAAGGCCTTGCAGTAGTCGACCGCCGTTTGCCCTCTCTTCTGCAAATTCTCCCACATGGTGAGACGGTACACCCCGATGGACTTCTGCATTGTGCCGCTAATGGTGAAAATGGCGGTGTTGCCTTCGGTGGTGAAATCGACGGGAATGTCCATATGCGAAGGCAAATGGACGAAGAGTTTCAGGTCACGCCCTTCGAGTGCTACCTCCTCTCCATTGGTAAGTATCGGCCAATGTATCTCTATGTCCTTGCCTATCCGAATGCGTTTCATATTCCTTTCGAGCGTTTATTCTTTTTTGAGAGCGGACATGATACTGTCGTAGAAGACCGGCTTGCACATCTTTGCGGTATCGACGATAATCGATTCCTCCTCGTCGGAAACTTCGATGCCACCTTCGCTGTGGAGGATGCGGAATGCCAGGTCATGCGCCACGATGCCGTTCATGCCCATGTATATGGCGTTGGCAAACTCTTTCCGGGCGTCGACGACAATATGCCCGGCGTGGGAAATGTCGGTGAACAGTTTAAATTCTTTTAAATTCAATACTTTCATAATTCATTACATTGTAGGACAGTCATTGGCAGTCCAGTATTGTCCGTCTTTGTTCCACATCAGAATAGCGAGTGAGCCATAATCCAAAACTACACTCCGAGTACTACTACCAGCGTTCTGCATAATTACGTGAGTAAGTCCCCCAGTTTGAATTGTTACATTACCCTTCCCAATCTTCCTGATAAAATATATTTGTCCGTCTTTTGGTTCGGACGGGAGTGTAACGTAATTCATGCTCGCTGTGTCATTGAATACTATTGATTCATAATCATTAAGCGTCCATCTACCAGTCAATGTCCGGCTGAATAACCTGAATCCGCATATGTCCCCATTTCTCAATAATATGGCATGATTGCCATTTGGAATATCTCCTATCTGTGAATTTTCATTATATTCCCCCTCGGCCGATACATTAATTCCGATGTTGTATCTATTCGTGGCGTCATATGATTCTCTGTTTATTGCCACGGATAGCACAGAATGGTCGGAATAACCCGATGAACCTAATGGATACGCCATTGCATCAAAAGAATTTGTATAGGAGCCCCCTTTGCATTCCAGTAGTACCCGCGCGGCCGACAGTCTGTTAGACCAAATTTCTTTACCCTGAGACGTTTGCGACACTAGCCAACTCTCTCCTATTTCAAATCCGCCTATCGTTCCGTTCGATGCGTTGATAGTCCCTGTAATATCGGCTTTGGTGGCCACGAATGACCCGTCCTTAGCGACCCTGAACGGCGCATTCGACGGGGTATTGCTTCCGACGAACAGTGGAATATCGCCACCCACGAGCCCTGCGATGATAGTATTCACGGAAATGTCTGTCTTGGAGTTGTGCACCACGAACTCCATACCTTGCAGGAAGTTGATGACGGCATTCTCTGCGAACAACAGGGGCGTATATATCGGCACCATGTCGTTGAGTTGTTGCCAATATGCCGACGCGGATCCCGCCGTCGGTTTGTTGGAGTTCGACGAAGTGTGCGTTTGGCTGCACTGGAATTTCAACTGTTTGTTGTTCGCATAGATCGTAACTATGTCTATGTATCTGGGGCCATTGGAGACAAGATCGAGGTCATTGCGGTATTCGACGCCCGACGCCCATTCCGTGAGGCGGATTATGCAACCCTGCAAGCCGTCCTTGCCGTCTTCGCCCGGGCTGCCATCATCACCCTTTGGGCCCTGCTCTCCCGATATGCGTACCGGAGTTGCCCAGCCCACCGTCGGGTGCAACAGATTGTCGTCGGCGTCTATTTCCGCCTGGGTCATCCACAGATATTCACCCGAAGAGAGCGACGGCGGGGTGTCGCTCCAACCTGCGGGGGTGCGATCCGTTTTGACCAGCGCCGGCGCCGTGGTGGTGCTATTATTCTTGGCGTATTTGAAGTCAGTATGCGGCCCCGGCTCCCCATCCTCGCCCGTTACGCGGATAGGCGTCGACCACGCCCCGGCCTTTCCGGTCGATGCGTCTATCGTAGCCTTGGACATCCACCATATACCGACACCAGTGGGCGCGTCACTCCATCCGGACGGAATGGGGTCGGAGGAAGTAGGCTTTGCTGGCTCCGTATCGCTATTTTTAAATACATAGGATGTCCAGTTCCCCGGTTGTCCGTCGTAAGAATACCGCGCCCAAATCGAGGGCGAGGAAAATGCGCCCCAAACACCTTCCACCTTGTTGCGTTTCGACACCCATTCGTAGCGATATGTGGCATCTACTCCCGTGGGGTCATCCGTCCATGGTGCCGGGGGATTATCGTATTCAGCAGCTGTGGGAACATCCGGAACGGTGCCCGGATCCTCGGTTTCCGTACGCGTGAATATGTATTCTACACCTTCACCATCCACACCATCCGCGCCGTCGAATGACCACTTCGCCCATAAGGACGCTGCTGAATATCCGCTCCAGTGTCCGCCTGTCTTATAGCGTACGCAAGTCCATTCGTAGGGGCGCTCGGAATTCGGGCCCGTGGGGTTGTTCGTCCAACCGCTCGGTACATATCCGTCTTCGTCGCTGCCAGACGGCGTATTCGGGGCCGTGTTGGAACTTGTGCGTTTGAATATCCATTCTACATCGGTTCCGTCGACACCCGGCGCTCCGTCGAACGAAAATTTTGCCCAAAGCGCAGGGTGTGTGAACTCGCCCCACGTGTCATTTACTTTCACACGCTTGCTTGCCCACTCATAAGGGTTGTCGTTATCGGGCCCGACGGCATCGTCCGTCCACACCTGCCCGTCCGAGGTTTCGGAGGACGAGGGAATGTAATCGTCCTGCTGCGCGGTGGGTGGCTGTGCAGGGGCTTCGTATTCCGATGTACGTGCGAAGATCCACTCGTAATCCTTGCCGTCCTTGCCATCCGTGCCGTGTTCGCCGGATATACGCTGAGGATCAGACCATGATTTGACCTCTCCGTCGACAACGGTGCCGGTACACATCCATGTAGGACGTTGATCCGACATCGGGAGCGTCTCCGTAGTCCAACCTTCGGGCGGTATTTTAAGCTCCGTAGGTTTCGCCGGTTCGCTCTCCGATTTTTTGAATATGCTGACCGTTTCGAGCATCCCGTATCCGCCTAAGTATACCCACTCCTCGGCATCCTTGCCGGGCTCGGTCTTGGTGCCGTCGACCAGACAGCGCCAGTGCCCGTTGTTCCAATATACGTCGTCGTTGCGGTTGTATGTTTCCGTGGCGCTCCACACTCCGCGGTCTATGATCGTGGGCACCTCTTCGCCGCCGGGCGTGAATTGCTGGATGACGCCCGACATATAGATGTTGTTCAGGTATGCCGAATACCCCCTCATCTCTATTCCGAATATGGACAGGTTTGACAGGTCGCCATATTGCGCGGCGATATTGGACGCAGTGAACTCCCAATCGGAAACTCCCGTTAAATAACGCTGGTATGTCCGAGTTTCGTAGCGGGAGGTCTGCCGATCCTCATTCGAGAAGGAGCCATAGCCCACGAAGGTCATCGACGCCGCCGGATGATATTGGGTGGGGTAAGCTCCCGATACCGGGCGTAGTTGATACTTGAATGTCTTGTAAGTTGCAGTGTCCAGCTCTTCGGTGATGCGGAAATAGCAGGTAGCGAACCCGGCAAAGCGCCTGTTGCCACGGCCGTCGTCATAATCCGCGGTTGCATTCTCCGAAGTGTTCAAATTGTGGAAGATGCCCATACATATATCCCCGACCCGAGGACTTCCGATCTCGCCTTCTTCGAGCTTGAGGGTGATGGTTTGGGCCGTGGTGTCGACGCTTTCGATGATCCCGGCACTTGGAGCATACCACGTATCGCCCATGGATATTTCGACACGGTTGTAGCGGAGTTCCGGTACCTCCAGGAATCCCCGAAGTTTCAGGCTCTGCATCTCTGCGTTCCCTTTCTTGTCGATTATGCCGCCAAAGCCAGTCATGCCGGATGCGAACCCCCCGAACTGGGCACCGTCGTCAAAGGTCATTTTACCTTTGAATGTGTCCGGGAACTGTTTGTTGGCGAATTCCCATAGTGCACGCTTGGCGGAATAGGCATTGTAGTCTGCGGCGGCAGTGGAATCGTAGCGGGTGATAAGGTAGATTGAGGCTCCCGATTCGGTAACGCCTATGCGCTGTGCGTACAGGTTTGCCTTCACCTCCGATTCTATGTTGCCGATACGAGAATATGCCGTATTGTCGCCTACCGTATATGTGGCGATATATTCGTTATATAGTTTTTTTTCGTATCCCTGGATGCGTGATAATCGGCCGCTTTCTCCGAAGCGTGGATCCACAAGGCGAACCGCTTGCCCGGCATCGTAATTCTTCTTGTTTTCTTGGCAGTATACGGGATTAGTTTCGCAGTCGTATACGTCCGTGTCGCTGCTGTGTTTCGCGGCATATGATTCCCCGGCCTTCAAGAGCTCCTTTTCAGCCTCCTCGATCCTTTCTTTAGGTAGTTTTACGCCTGTTATGACAAACGTATCTCCAGGCTCGGGATGCAGGCTTTCGTTGGGGATGATAAGTTGGCTTTCACCGGATGATTCTACTTGCGCGATGATCTCGAACTTCTTATCAAATCCATCCTCCGGTTTCCACGTCTCTGGTTTGTAGTTTATACTTAGCTCAAAATCCCGCCCCATAAGACTGCCGCTCGTGAAGGTAGCACCTAGGGTTTCGCCTTTAATCATGTCCGAAGGCCGGAACGGCGTGTCTTTGCAGTACATGACATACGCCTTATCCGTTTGCCCTTCGATGATCTCCCGGTCTACGGTCTCAATGCTGGTGACAGTCTCCGTATTCTTGGGGTATATGTCATCGAAGAACACGACCTGCTCCACAATGTCGCTTCCCGAAAGACCAGGTATTGCGTCGATATACCGCTGTCCGTCCGGCAGGCGAAGCCGAATTTCAGATACATGATTCGTTTCACCTCCTTGCGGAGCTTGCCCATAGTCGCTTGTAAGATTGCGAGTAGAGCCAAAGACGTAGAACCGGGTGCCGTAGCTCGAATCATCCCCTTTCTTTGCGGGAATGTTTTTCACTACATTCCCCTGTCTGAACTCTTCGGGGGATCCGAAGTCCAGTTTGCCAAAGCATAACGATACGAGGTCGCCGTTTTCCTCTGTCCACCATTCCGTCTCAAAGGTTTCGGCAATCGTATTGAGGATGTCCCAGCACTTATCGCCATTGAACGATACAAGCTTCGTAGCTTTAGGATTGTCAACGGTGATCGTGCCTACCTGCCAGTTTTCGCCTCCGAGCTGCTTGTTCATGTTGGCGACGATCAGGGCAGCGAATGATTCGAGGTCGGCGGTGTTGTGGAATACGGCTTCCGGATTATCACCACCCAGCCAGAAACACACGAAACGCTTCATGTGGTTTTGTTGGGCCTCGAATTTGAGAGTATATTTATAGCCGCCGGTCTTGCTATCGAACTCAGGGCGTACCGTGGACATTATCTCGAACTTACGGCCTTTATATGTGATGTAGGAACCACGAGCAAATGTCGTTGGTTCAAGGAGATTAAAGGGCAGTTCGATATAGTAGTCACCCATGAGGACATATTTGATGATAGCCTCTTTGGTGACCGGCGCGTCCAATATTTCTGTTCCTGTCGGAGAATAAATAACCATTATGTCATCAAGGGCTCGACGATTTCTCAAGCCTCTGATGCAAATGTGCGTCTGTGCATTTTAATAACAATGAGGAGCAGTAAAAATATCAATAAAAAAGCAGGGATTTCTCCCTGCCCGAACATATGTTTTGGGACTTAAAATTAATCGTAAAATAAAATTGAGCCCTAAAATAACTATTTAGGGCTCTATACAGATGTTTCAATTTACACATTATACGGATAGACCCGTACGTCTATATCTTATTCGTGCTGCAAATATAATGCACGTATTAGCAAAATGCAAATTTTTCTCTGACTTTTTTACCCTCCTACACTACACCGTTAGGATGTAGTTAACTACACTTTGTAGTGAGGTTGGAAGGAAGGGAATAAAAACGCCCCGCATTTCTGCGAGGCGCCCCCAACGTGGTGTGGAAATAGTGGTATACGGGGGTTACTTTATCGGTGCCATCTTCTTTGGCGTTTGGACTACTTCGAATTGTCTTGCGAGGAAATCCAACCCTTTCTGCGTCACGAGGACTTTTATAACCGTGAACGATTCGTGGTTGTTGCGATCTATTAACTTCTCCTTTAACTCGAAATAACCACGGTTAATATACTCTTGCTTAGGCTCATTGCGATTGCAGAAGAATATGCCGCGTTCACGGAGCCGTTGAAAGAGCGTGTTGCGGCCGAAGGGAAGGTTCAAAATCTTTGCCGCCTGCCCGACGTCGATCTTCTGGTCTGTGTCCAGTACTTTATCCATTAGTTCGGCTTTCGGGGCGAGCGCTGCGACCTGCTTGTGTGCCTGCTCCAACTGTTGCTTCTGGCGGGCTATAGTGTCATTGGCTACCAGCACGGCACGTGCCATTATCATTTCGGGCGTGTCCGTCTCTTTGGCCGACATGTATCCGCCAGTCTTGCGGATCGTGGGGAGAACTTCATCGCACACCCAGTCCTGGAACTGTTCGGCCTGCGGGAGCTTCGACCGCATGACAAGACGGTAAACGTCGGATTCGGGGATGTATGAAACCACTTGCACGCCGCTTGTGGTGGGGGTGTCACGTTTCGTGACACCCTTACAATGGTCGCCTATTGCCTTGCGAGGATTAGCATATCCTAACGATTTTGCAACATCATTCGCAAGAAACATAGGCTTTCCATCGGTCATAATAATCCGTACACGCCCGAACTGTTCATTATTGAAGATTTGTATATTGTTCATAGCTGTTGGTCTATTTACATTGCGCGACATTCATCCCGCGGCCCATCTTGACCAGAATAAACGGGTCGATCTCTTTGATTTTGTTGCGGGGTGATTTTTCAGCGCCCAGCAATTCAAGATAGTAACCTTGTAGTTTGATATAGGCGTCCATTAGGTTGGAATAGCGCTCTTCGGCCTTGAAGTAGGCGCTTTCGAAATCTTGCGCTTTTCGCTCGGCTTCGATGCAGCGAGTTTGATAATCCGTTTCCGGAAGCGATTGTTTTTTCATAACTGTAAGCATTTAAAGTTTTTTATAGGCATAGGAAAAGCGGCTGCCATTTTGCGCTGCTTACAGTTTGATGAACAACCCCGAAGAGCATTCAATAACTACGCAAAAGGCAACCGCCTATCGTAATGGGCATAAAAAAAGCCCAATATGATTGAGCAACTGACCGCGTGCTCTGCGAGATAATTAAGTTATCAAACTGTAAGCGTTACAAATATGGGAAATTATTTTTAATCCACAAAGGATTTTGCACTATTTTTTATATCAGGAGTAAATTTTACTTTCAAAATTTGGCGGGGGAGGGGGAATTTCGTTATACTTGCATCGTTAACCCACTTATTCTATATTATGAAAAAACTTCTACTGCTGTGCGCGGCTATCGCCGCATTATCATTTGTCGGGTGCTCAAAAGGGGAAGACAACTCCAACAAGCCTGATGCACCCAATGAGTATGATGTTGAAATATACGTCAAAGAAGGAACCGTATCAGATAAACCTAAAGAATATAATACAGGTTTAAACAAAGTCGGAAATTCAGACAATATTTTTATAGCAACTGTTAATAACGGCATTATTACTGCACAGCATGCAGGATTTGCAAAAGTAACTGTTGGAGATAATACCTACAATACGATAGTAAAGTCTACGCTTAATACCTTTATTCCTCCTATTACTGAATTCTATAAGCCTCAAGATTATATAGCCACAAAAGAAACAAGAGAAAGATCAAAAGGTACTCATCTTGGACTAATATATTATGGCGAAAATGATTTAGTTGATAATGTGGCGTATTTGTTTGGGGATAATGATAGTTTATATGAAATAAGGATTAAATTAAACAAAGGAGATAAATCAACATTCGCTGTTTGTGCTACCTATCTTGGGCACTTATACAAACAAATTGAAGCGGAGGTAATAAATGGTGTATATAATTTGGTGTATATAGATAATTACAAAATAGAAGACGCAACATTCAAGGTGTATTTACCCCAAACATATCCGACAGGTGGGGTGATAACTATTAAATTCATCCCGTTAAAATAAATGTTCCAACCGAGGCATTTGCCTCGTTTTTTTATTTGTCCAGCATGGTCATTAGACCAAACGGTAAAATATTCACGCTTTTATTTGCAGGTCTAAATTTTTGGACTTATATTTGCAGTAGATAAAAACGAATAACGATGCCTACAATTTTAAATCTCTTTGGATTGCGATTCTATTTCTACTCTGACGAACATTTGCCAATACATGTTCATATCGAGTACGGCGACAACGACGCAAAGGTAGAAATCGCTACACGAGAAATAAAGTACAACCGGGGGATAAAAGCGAACGATATGCGCCGCGCGCTCGAAGTGATCGAGTTGTACGAGGCGGAGATCATCGCCAAGTGGCACGAGTATTTCGGAGAAGAGGAATAAACTGCAAAGTACAAAACATTATGATTATGGCGAAGATTACAAAAGTTTGGTTCGAGGGTGGCCGGATATACATAGCCACTAATGACGGCAAAACATACAGCCGCCCGCTGGAGTATTTCCCCATACTCAAAGAAGCTACCGACGACCAGCGCGAGGCGTGGAAAATAAACAAGTTTGGGGATGCCATCCGCTGGGAGGAGATCGACGAAGATATACACCTGTCGAGTTTCTACGCCACGGATGAACCGGACACAAATAATGTGATAGGGGATGTGTTCCGTCGGTTCCCGCAGTTGAATGTGTCGGAGATTGCCCGCACGATAGGTATTCACAAAAGTTTGTTGTCGAAATATATTTACGGCACCAAAAAACCATCTGAGAAACGCACGGAGGAAATATTAGATGCCTTGCGGCAGATAGGCCGCGATTTGGCACAAATACGCGCATAACGTGCGATAAAGGAGAGGCAACATTAAAACATGAGGTGAGGGGTGGTGAAAATCACTCCTCGCTTTTTTGGATATTCCAATTTGAAATTGTAAATTTGATTTACTAACTCACTAAATTTTATTAATATGAAGAAAATTTTACTTTTATTATCTGCATGTGTAGTATTGAGCAGTTGCGCCATCCAAAAGTATTCGCAAAAAACCTATTTGGCTGATTATAGAGAGTATACTGCTGATGGATTTACTATCACCCCAAGTTCTTCTGGGTTTACTTATGAATCCGTTGGTGATCTTAGTATTAAATTTACAATAGGCGTAAAAGATGGATATATTAATAAGGAGGCTAAATGGAAAGAAGAAAATGTATTTAAACCGAGCTATGATTATATGGTGGCTGAAATAGTTAAAGAGGCAAAATCTCTTGGTGCAAATGCTCTTCTAAATTTCAATATAACGCCTATTATTAGAGGAACCAAATATGGTGAAGTAGTAGATGGGTATATTGCTTCTGGATTTGCAGTAAAACTGAAATAAGCTATGAGAAAATTTTTAATTTCAATTATTTTAATAATTCCATTTGTCTTTACCAGTTGTTCTGACGATAAAGAAAATGGTGATTCACCATCACCAGCAGAAAAAGAAATATTACAGGTTCTCAATGGTAAATTTATTGGGTCTCTGTATAGTTTTACGACTAATACTACCGAAACGGAGGAAATAACATTTACCCCCTACTCATCAGCCCAAGAAAAAGTTTCTGTAATTGACGGTCGAGTTGTTGTTTATGGGACGGCTTATCTTGTTACATATTTCAATGACCACTTATTAGAAATAGCAGAAAATTGCTATTATTCTGTTAATGTGGATTATGATGGCGCTATTATTTCGTTTTACTCCTATTCAGAAAGTGGTGAGATTAATGGGAGAGAAGATAAACGTATAATATCCATAGAATCAGATAATTCATTTAAAATGAGAAAATATGGGCTGGCTGAAAATAACGATAAGACTTTTTATAAGAAATGAATACATCTGAATTCGCTCTAATTAGAATAAGCCGGGATTATTCCCGGCTTTGTTTTACAGTACAATCACAGTTCCGTCTTTCTTTATTGAATACTCGCCGCCGATTCTTACGATATTGAGCACGGCGTAGTCTTTGGCGGTGATCTTGGCCCGTGCGCCGTGCATCAGGATTATCGTATGGATGAATTTAGTCCCTGCCGCTTCTATAGTAGCATCTGTATCTCCGACGATACATACGTACTCTTTACCTTTGAGCGCGATATTTCCCGCATCTACATATACTCCCAGCCTTTCTAAACTGTCTCGGTTCTTTCTGAACACTTCGACCGAGGGGAAGTTGTGGTCTTGGCAGAACTCGATCCCTTGTGGGGTAAACATCAGTTTGATTAGCTCGGGGAAGTCTTGGACGCGGTTTATCTTTTTACAAGCGCCCGTTTGTAGTGCCATCGCCCGTATGGCATCTACACTCTTATTGTGTTGGGTTGTCATATATTTTCTGTTTCTGCGACCCTGTTTGCTGGGTTGGGTTCATTGAATTTTACTGTCAGTTGTGAGGTGGTAAGGTCTGCGGACATCATGTAGCTGCCTGAATTGCCCATGTAGGTCAAATGGTAAATATCCGCAGATATTAAAGGTACGCTAATGTCTATTTTGCCTCTTTTTAGTAGTTCTATAAAACTGTTGTAATTCGCCGTATGCTCTGCAAGCGTGTCGCCGAAGATCACGAATGTAAGCGTCAGATCGCGGGCGGCAACTTTCGGTTTTTCGGGGTAAATTACCTGCTTGCCGTCCTTTTTGGGGTCGTCATTCTCTACAAAATCTTTGAGGCTTGCCGGTGCTCTCAGACTTGCAATGAAACCCGATCCCATTGTGATACCCATTGCATAGGCATCGTAGCCGTTTATGAGTAAATCCCTTTTCATTCTCTTCCGTTTAATGCTTTGACTAAATAAGATTGTGCGGTGTCCAGGACATCGTAGCCTTTTGAGCTGACGAAAGAAGCGTAAAACATGCCATCGGCAAATACAATGCTGGTTCCCGACTTGTTGACTTCATCGAGCCACTTTTTGATCGCCTCAGCAGCTTCATCACCGTAATTCATTCCGCTTATGTACCGCCGCTTCTCCTTGCCGTCGTAGGTTACAACATATCCGAGGGAACTGCGAAGATTCCATGTATGGTTCCGATAATTGGCTTCGACCTGTTGGAGTTTTACGGCCTCTCGCGCCTTCTCATCCATGAAATCCACGACCTCACCTTGAATGCCGTCGATGAACTTGCTTAGGTCTGATATGTCTTTTTCAATCTTCATGGTTACAATTCACTCGTGTTACGTTTAATCGCCGCAATATCTTCTTGGATGCCTTGTAAGGCAACTCTCATGGCTGCTGTATTGCCGTTTATTTCCACAATTTCCATGTAGGTCATCACAGCATATCGGAGCAGCTCATTATTTACCTGTACGCAAGCGTACATGGCTGTTTCAATATTGGCCATAGATGTCAAAAGACCGATTATTGATTGCGTCTGCGCCATTACATAGCCGCGGATGTCGGTTACTTTGCCTTGAATGTCGGTGAAACGACCGTTTAATTCATCGCCCGTATCTTGTGACATCGTTTGAAAGCCTCTTTCCGTGGCTTCCTGACGAGCTGCGCCAGCATTCCCAAGTAATTCTTTTGTTTCAGCGGGAAGGCTGTCCCAAATAGCTTGAAATTCCTCTCCAACTTTGTTGAGATCGTCGGCAAAGTTTCCCATGGAATCAATCACACCGTCAATCCCGACAAAAACTCCATCCTTGAACCATTTGGATTTATACTGGTCAAAAATATCTCCGATACGTTCTTCAACAAATTTGCTGACTAACATTTGTTTCATGATGTCAGCAACAATTTCGTCTACCTTTTCACCCCAGGCCTTAGCGGCGTCCTCACCTTCTAAAAACGCTTCTATGAAGGCATCGCCAAGTTCTTTTGCAATATCTTCTGCCGTGCCGCCGATAATAGTTTCTACAACCTCATTTATTACTTCAGCAGCTTCTTCTCCAAGTTCTTGAATTTGACGTTCCCATTCTTTTATCTTTGATTTGTCCGTTTTTTTCTTGTCGTTCTCTGCATTAATCTGCTTTTGAAGCAACAACTGCTGTTCTGCAAGATTGTTAAGTTTATCTCGGGTATCACTAAACTTATTTTCCCCCAGAAGATTGCTGTCTGTATATTTAAGGTTTGAATAGGCATCTGCTATACTTTTGATTGCCTTTTCTTCTATTTTAGCCGCGTTGATTCGCTTAACGATGGCTTCCCCGAAGGGGCTTAGTTTTCCGTATGCGCTCAATATCGCTTTCGTCGCATCATTATAAGCGTCTTTTACCTTCTGAATAGCATTAAAAGAATTTTCTTGGAGCCGAATTGCATTGGCATTATCCAATTCCCATTGCAGTTGCTCAATTCTACCTTGCAGTCGGTCTATTTCCGCTTGTTTTTCATCATCATTATTAAATAGGCTGGCTATTTTAGTTGCTATTGTCAATACCGCTTGAATGATAGCAAGAATAACGGATGCTCGCTCAACAGCTTTGATCGCACTGGTGGCGGTTGTTGATGTCGTTGTAATAGCTGCCGCCGACGATTCAGTAAGAGTAACAATGCTGCTAATCATACTGGCTGCATTAGTTGCAATTTCGCCCGCCGCACTAATGACTTCGCCAGTAGTGCCCCCAACGGCATCACCAATACCCTCGAATCCATCTGCAATATCACCGAGTGTCCTCTCTAATCGCTGCCATTTCTTGATCGCATTATCTTTGGGGGCTAATTTTGTACTCGAAGCAGCTTTATCTACTGCATTAATTTTTGCTTGCGTCTGATTGATCTCACCGCGCAATTTCTGTCCTTGGGCACTATCTGATGAATCGAGGGCATTATATTCGGATTCCAGTGCTTGTAGCGATGCCTCCAGCTCTGCTTTCAGGGCGGATAATTCATCCATGGTCTTGCCTGTCAATTCTCGTACCCATTGCCCGGCTTGTACTTCAATTTCTGCTACTGCTGCATCTCGCTCGGCTTCAAGTGCCTTCCGCTCTCCAATGCTGCCAGCATTTTCGATCTTACGGTCGTAAATGTCTTTTGTAGCTTGTAGTTTTTCCCGGAAGGTTCCATATTTTTGCAGATATTCATCCCAAGATTGAATTTCTTCGTCGAATTGCGCTGAAAGTTCGGCATGACCAATTTGCCCCACCAATAAAGCGGTTCCACGTTCTTTATTCCGCTGTTCTTCATTTGCCTCTTTCAAGGCTTCCGTGTATATTCTAACACCTTCTGCCGCTTTGATATTGTCAGCATAATATACCTCTTGAAGTTCGTGATATTTTTCGCCAGCAGACCCATCGGCAGCTACATTGGTGGCGATAACTAAACCTTTGGTGTCTGCGGCAAGAATGTTTTGTGCTCCTTCGAGTTGAGTATATATATAATCTTCCAATTCCTGTGGAGACAAAATGTCCCCATTAGGCAGGATTGGGGTGACTAAAATCTCAGTCACCTTTCCCTTGGCATCCATAATACCATATTGGCTGCTGAAAACGGTGGCAATACCCTCTCCGGCATCTTCCCAGCCTTTTTTTACCAATTCCGCCGCTTCAACAAGTGGGCGCGCCAAATGATTTACATTCCCTTTGTACTGCGCAATCATCTGCTGTCCTGCAAGGAATCGTTCAGACGAAGTGTCATTTTTATACTGGGCATCAATTTCCTTTTCTTGTAACTCAAGCAGCTTTTTTTCGGCTTCTTGTATGGCTCGGGCACGTTTCTGATAGTCGAGGTCTATTTGCGCAAGTTTCTTGGCCGTGCCGTCCTTCATGGAATCTACCTCCGCCTGCAATGCATCGTCCCGGAGCTTTTGCAATTGCTTGGTGAGCTCCTTTAGATTGCGCTCTTGGTCGGATGCGGCTTTTTTTGCTGCGCTTTCGGCCTCTTGGCGTGCTTTTTTCCATTCTGCGTTAAGTTCGGCGGGGGTTTTCCCTACAAATAATTTTTCTGCTGCGGGGGTCAATTTTTCGATGCCGGCATTTATCGCCGCAATAAATGCATCGACATCACCTTCATAATCTTCATTAATGTGCTTCCATATAGTATTCCCTTCCTCACCAAGCTTCGATAGTGCGCTAATAAATTCTTTCCGGAATTGGGTTATGTTTGTTTTAGCCTCTGCAAAAGTTTTAGCACCCCAAATAGCGCTTTGGCCACCCTGACCCAAATCCATGTATGTCTGTATTGCCTTATCATATTCTTTTCTGTACTCTTTCAGTGCATTAGAATAATTGGTATAGGCATTCCCTGTTTTTTTGATGCGTGCTATACTCTTTTTGTCCTCTGTAATAAGTTCTTGGGCAGCCTTCGCCTCTGCGACCTCGATAATTGCGTCGCGCAGGTTTTCATAAGCACCGACAGCATTCCCGACCATAACCTGTTCCGCAGCCATATTGCCGAAGTAAGCGGGGTATATGTCTTGCAGTTTTTTGACCGCTTCGGCTCTTTCTTCATAGGGCCTGGAAAGGTCTGTCGCAGCCCTATACAGCAGGTTCAATTTGGTTAATTCGGATTGAGCCGACACCGAACCTTGAGCCATAGCGGAATTAAAGCGTTCGAGTGCAGCGGCAGAGGCGTCTATCGTCGTTTTACCTTTGAACAGCGACGCTACCCAGTTGGTTATCTCCTTGCCGTAAAGGGTAAGCACGGTTACGCCGGCCACAAGCAGGGTTTGCCAGGAGAAGATCGACGATGCTATCTGTTTCCATACGGGCGTGAAGGTTTGCCCGGCTTTCTTCAATTCATCAACCGATTTCTTCGCCCGTGCTATTTCATCGGCCAGCATCGGCAGGTTGTTGGATATGGCGGAAAAGAATATTTGCGGGCCATATGCCAGCGACGGCAACTCGCGGGCAACTTGCTGAATTTGGAATCCCAGCATATTGAATCCCGAGGCATAATTGCCGACATTGCGAGTATGGACGCCCATCGACGCATCCAGTTCTTTGATCTTCGTGTCGAGCGATTCGATGTTTTTAAGCATCGTTTGCCCTTGCGCCCCCTCACGATCCGCGGCGCTCATATTTTTATACACCGCACGCATACGGGTAAGCGCCTGGGACATTTCGTTGATTGAGCCGATGGCGGTCTGCTCCAATTTGATTTGGTTGGCAAGCTCCCGCCTCAATTGGGATATTTCCTGCTTGTATTCCTCGATAGATACGGCAGCGTCCAATACTTGCGCCCTTTTCTTTGCAGACAATTGCCCGTTCTGCTGCTCTTCCTTATTGAGCGCGGTGACATCCGCTTTTAATCGTGCGATCTCATTTGAATATAGCCTAATTTGGGCTATTGCCTTTGTTTTTTCGTCGTTAGCGGCTTTTAGCTCACCAAGCAGGTCATGGTATGCCGCAGTTTCGGCCTGGGTAGCCGCTGTTCCTGCCGTAGAACCGCCGCCAGCAGTTCCGGTCGTGGCCGAGGCAGTAGCCTTGGACGCCGCATCCATTGCCTGCTGCTCCATCTGGGCGATCTTGCGCATTGTCTGCTCGACACGCGCCTCCATCTCGCCAATTTTGCGGTTTATGACGTCGAATTCCTTTGTACTGTCCGGGATTTCGGCCAGTACATGCCGCAACCGCTCAAGCATGGTAATAAAACTCTTGAGTTTATCGGTTTCCGCGTTTATTTTGAATGATAATGCGCTCATTGCTGCTCTTTATTGCCTCTTTTCTTATTGCTTCTTCTTCGGGCCATATCGGCGCCCGATCCCCGCACTATTTTTTCCTCGTCCCCTACGAGCGTGCGCACCTTGTCGGTCATCATGAGTAGCATGGTAGGGTAGTTTATGCCTTGGAAGGCTTCGTTGTAGGAGATGTTCAATTGATCCATCATCGTTGCAATAATGCCCGTTATCGTATTATTCCCGACGGTTTCAGACACTGTTTTCCGGCGTGTTTTGTCGATCTTCACCGAATCGAACAAGTCTTTGCCCGATACGATGTCGGCTATTTTCATGGTCGCGGCGGAAATCTCTTCACAGGTGGCATACCGCTTGGCGTACCACAGGAATAGTTTTTGGCACCATGAGCGCCGAAAAAGCAGCTTGGATATTGTTTCCATGGAATATTTTTGCCTTCCGGAGATCGAAACGTCTATTTTCCCTCCGGCGAATGCCCTTGCCAAATCCTTCACGAACGGTTGGTATACCCGGAATTTCAGCACCCCGAGCTTTACCGACACATGATGCGTATTCAGCAATGACCTGGCGACAATATCCGCCGATTTACTCATGGTCTTTGGATATTGTTGCGGACAATCCCTCCATTACGGCTGCAACCGAGGCAATATCCTCAAGGGGTATCATCAGCAGTATTTTCTGGTAACAGTCGAACAACTCGTTGAATGTGCCCCGCTTCATGAATCTGCGGCGTAAAAACCACACCCTGACACCCGCGAATATGTTGCGGCTGCCGACAACCGCCAAGGCTATACTATGCGCCATCGCCGATATACATGCCTTACTCTCGTCCGGATCTTTGTTGACATCCCGCACTGTCATGATGCGCGTTGCCGTCATGGGGGACATCTTGTATACAGTGTATCCCTTCGATGCGATGCGGATACTGATAAACTCCAATTTCATAAGATTGATTTTAAGAAATAGGGGTGAGGGGCACACGCCTCCCACCCCTGGACTGCTGATGGCTTGGAGGTTCTTATTCGACGTTCACCTCCGAAGAATCGAACCAATATTCCGACGAGACCGCCGTGTTGTCTGGTTCCAGGGCAGCAGCTGCTACACCGATACCTACGGCTCCCTCATTATTGGTGTTACGGGCGATAACCGAGGCCTTCGGAAAGACGCAATACTGGTTGTCTTCCGTCAGGGCGATCATGCATTTTTCAATGCGCGTGACGCCTCTCGCACGTTTCCATGACGTCTCCGACCCCGTGCCGCCCATGAAAGCCGCCTTGGTTTCATAGTCGTATTGCCCGATGGTAAACGACATCTGAATGTTACCCATTTCGGTGTCTTGGCGATATACGCCATTGGTGAGTTGATTCCTGTACTCCGTCGTAGACGGCTCCTCCTCTTCGATGCTCCATGTGTCTTGGTGGATGTTCTCCACCTGTTTCGTGCTGACATCTTTAATGATGGTTGCCAGAAGGGTACCCGTAAGATCTCCTGTGACCTTCGCGGGGTCTGCATAATACAGCTTCTTGATTCCTACTGCTATTACTTTTGCCATTGTTTTAGTTGTTTTTAATGTTTAATACTCTGAATAGTACTCTGATGTAGATATAGTGGCATCCGAGGTTCACATCTTCTTCGCGGCCGATATTCTCATACCTGTACCTGTATGCGGATCCGTCATAAGTACCGTATGTCCATTCTTTGAATCTCGCCTTGGCTGCCCGTTCGAGTTCGTCCAGCCGTTTTAGGTTCGCTTCTCCCTTGATGTCCGGGACGCACAGGTTTACAGCAACAAAGCAATTTTCCCAATACGTGTCCGACGTCTGCTCGGGTGGTGTGATGACGACGATACGCTCTCTATTGACTTTCCCCTCGGGGATAGCCCATGAAGTGTGCATGTCCTTTATCCCAACCCCCTTACACGCCGAGAACAGTATGTTGCGCGCGTCTCCCGTTGTAATCATATCCAAAGGTCTGAAGCGTTGAAATAGTTGTTTACCTTGGCTATTGCCACAGAGCCTTCGCCCCGTACTGTGCCGGTCGCCTTGTCAATGCATTTCACGTACCCTCCTTTGGGTACTCCTCTCCCTTCGTAGACGATGTGGTATTTCGATTGGCGCACCTCCCCGTTCTCTGATACAAGGCGGACGGTTGTGTCGTCGTCGCAACGACAATCACCTATTTCCTGCCATGCATCATTTTCGGACATAGCTATCGGACGTCCCAGTTCGTCGTATTGTTTGGGAGGATCGATCCTCAAATAGAGTATGTGGGGCGCGAAATACATATTACCACAAGTTCGAAGCATCCTTTATCGAGGACAGGCCAATAGAGCTGCTCAATTCTTCGCCGGGCGTGATGCCATATTGCCGAAGCATCAGTTGTGCCCGTTGCTTCATGGCGCTTTCAGACCAGGACGCCGAATGCCCGTTTTCGCTTACCGACAGAGGGTGCATTATCAGGCTGTCGATGAACTCAGATACGCGCTTGGCGATTAGTTGTTGCTGATGGTCGCTACCCGCCAGGGAGTTGGGATCGTATCCCCATTCCCTGGCGAAGCGGCGAACACCATAGTCGGAGATGGTTCCGACCATGCTGAACTCCTGATGTATGCATTCTGCTACCGTCATGCACTTCTACGATTCTACACTCAGCGAGTAAATACCGTTGATCTCGGTAATGACGGGCAGCGAAATAGATTGTGCTTTCGTAAACTCCACGCCGTTCGAGTTGTCCGTCTCGCCTTTGCCCCACTGCGAGATGCGGATGCGTCCGTAGTTGGAGTAGGCAACTCCCGGCTCGGGGCGAAGTTCGTTATCCGCGTAAGCGTTTTTGATGACGCCGAGACGACCCTCCGGCACGAATACGAGGCTCTTGTCATTCCACGGTTTGTATTCGCGGATCTTGCCATTGTCCTGAATGCGCGTCATCCGTCGGATCACCTCGAATACGGGCAACCCGTTCGATCGCATAAACTCGTTTAGGTTGGCCAGCAGAAGTGGCGACGATGATTTGTCCGTGCCGAAAATAACCTGCTTCATCTTCTTGCTGCGCAGGATGTACGAAAGCCGCTTTTGATCCAGAAGGATGCGGTCGAAGGTCACCTTCTCCTGAGCTGCATCGACAACGCCTTGGATATCCTCGAATACATCGACACGGTCGATGTTGCCCTCCGTCCACTGTGTATCTGCTGTGGCGATGTTTTCTTGCGGCATGCCATAGTCGATATTGCCTCGCACACCTCCTTCGGGGTTGTTTTCCTGAGTGAATGAAAATACCCCTTTGTTCGAGAGGGCACCCAGGAAGATGATGTCTATTTTGGCCTGTACGGATTCCACGACCCGTTCAACGCCGCCCCACATGAGGTTTACGAGCTGCTGTTTCTTTGCCTGATCTGAGATCATGCGTGAATCCAGCAGCTGAAGTACCTTCCGATAGTCTTCAATGGGCATCGGTAGGGTCATTTGGTGAATGAGGACTTTCTTGGCTATTGTAGCCAGGCCTTCAGTTCCCATAATGGGTTCCTTGCCTTTCGAATCCAAGGTGGCAGCTGCTACGCCCAGATTATACGATCCGATGATCTCTTCGAAATTGAACCCTACCGTGGGAGTATCCCACTCCAAAAAACGCTCGTAGACATTTTGGTCGAACAAGCGCTTGCGCAGTTCAGATGCTGCGTCGATGCGAGCTTGCACCTGCTTGGTCAGCTCGCTGAAAATAGAAGAATAATATACTTCGCTCATTGTTTACCTGTCTTTTACTGTCTGATGTACTTGATTTCAGGGTTGTTTTTCATACTGTAGCCTTGCAGCCAAGTCTCGGGGACGGGGTATGCTACATCCTTGAGGATTCGCGCCCCATAAGCTGCCGAGACAGTCGGAAATCCATTGGCCTTGGTGTATTCCTTTGTCGTTTCGATGACGGCGTCCGGAATTTCATCCCCTCCGAGCAGATCAGCGCCTGCTACTGCTTCTGTCATTGCTGCGCTTAATGTGATTTCGTCGTATGATTCGTTGGCGGTGCTAATGCTCTTGATGGTGCCGGAGGAAGCGCCTACTTTGACGGCATCGTTGATCTGGAACATAGAGCCCTTGATGACACGCGGTTTGGTTGTGGTACCGCCCTCTACGATTCGTGCCGATTTGCAGATGGTGCACTCCATGTTCTCGAAATCGAGTTTGATAGGCGTTCCCTCTTTGAGTATCGTGCCTTCCGGATAGGTGCCCTTCACGGCGAAATCCCCCGGCAGCACTTCGCGCTCTCCGCGCCAGAATACCGGGAACCCGCCCTTAACTTGTGTCTTTTCGAATTTAATAGCCATGTTTGTTGTTGTTTTTATTTTGCATCCGGCAGATTTTCAGCCCACATTTTGGCCTCTTCTTTGCTTTGAGCCTCAGATGTGGAGAGGGGGAATGCCGTTTCCTGCCCCTCAAGCCCTGCGGCAACGAATCGCGTTTGTATAGCCGCGAACTTTTCTTTGATCTTCGTTTCGTCCGGCTTTTCCTCGTTCATCGCAGAAGCGAGCGCGAGGATGTCGTCTAACGCTGATTCATTGACGTTTGCCGCTTTGGCTGCTGAGCGAAGAAGTGTGTCCCGTTCGGCCTTTACACGCGCTGCTTCCAAGGCATCGTACTTTGCTTTTACAGCATTTTCACGCTCTTCCTGCTGGCGTTTGTAGACTTTGAACCATTCGGGCTCTTCGCTACTGGGAGGAGTATTCGCCTGCCGCTCCCCTGTGGCAGGTTGCTCGATAGGCTTCCCGTCTTTGAGGTTATGCCGCTTCTCGTAGTTCTTGACTGCGGTCTGCTGCGCATCCCCTGCACGGTAGTCGCCGTAGCTGGTTAACACGTCCTGAAAGCCAATCCCCTCTGCTATGGTAGGTAATTGTGCTTCGTCCGTTACATTCTCCGACTTTTTCGTTGCGATTCGGTCGAGGATCGCATTGTCCACCCCCGTAAATTTGGTTTGGAGCAGTGCTAAAAGTTTTTCTTTCATATTATTTTAATTAATCTCTGTTGCAAAGATTTCGACGGGCATTTTAATAACAATGGGCAGGATGGAAATTTATACTTTTTTTGTACGGTAATTCAAAGCCTTATTAACCGAGGATAAATTTGCGGATCAAATTGATGTATAATAGCCTTCATTGTCCTAAAAGTTTTATTCAGTCGGGGTGTTGATACTTGAATTCTCGTCTTTTTTGGTCGAAAGGTTTGTTTTTGCATCCTCGTAGATGCTTGTGGCAGAGGCTTCTTTCATTTGCCTAATTCTTTCGATTTCCTCTTGGTAATTATCTGCAACACCCATTAATTTCACAGATTCCTCAAGTGAAAGCACTCCATCTGCATAGGCTTTCCCTATGGATTGCCACCTTGCAGTAATGTCTTCGTTGAAGGGCTCCGAAAATTCATGCTCGATCTTGAGGGTGGCGAGTTTGTCTCTCATATGGATATGAGTTACATTCATCATTATCGCCAAGATTAGGTTCTTTTCCCGGTCGACGAGTTCGTCGTATATCTCTTTTCGATTATCACGCTTGATATATCCGAGAACCATTGCGCGCTTAATGGCTTCACCGGACAAAGTCCCCAATCCGACCATTTTTTCTGGGGTGAACTCCGGAGTGAAAGTATCGAAAAGTATAGATTCTTTTAAATCCGACTTTTCCTGCTGCCTCGTTTCAGACGACATAGGTGGATTAAGGTATTCAAACCGATCATCTTTGCTTGACAACTTAATCCCTTTCCCTGGAGAATCAACTGTGGGAAGATTTTTGATAACCGCTGCGGTGGCAATGTACATTGGATCCGCAAAGTAATTGTTGGTGTCTGCGGTTTTTGAGTCAATACTTTCTTCCCGATCAATTCGGGGCTGCAATCCATCCCATGCCGTATTTTGCTTGTAATAAATGATGTTAATTTTACCAGTCGGATTAAGCACTGGGGTCACATCCCAACCTATTTTGGCTTTTCTTCCCCGGAATATAAAAGTGGGTGTGTGAATGTCGAAATGCTCTACTGTTCCGGCGCCCTCCTTCAAATAATACCCACATCCAAATGCGAGGAGGTTACCATATTGGTCGAACATGGGGCGCAAGGTATATCCGTTAGACTTCGACAGCACAACTATTTTCACCCAAGGAAGCCCCGTTGCCTCGTCCCTGTAAATGTGATACAGCTTTGCACTTTGGGTTTCTGCTCCGGCCAGCCGTTTAGCCTGTCGCATCTTACTGTCGAATCGTATTTCTCGAAGGAATTGTTTGTAAGCCGAAAATGCATCGGCATCACCGGATTCGTCGGATACCTTCCATTTTATCGGATTTCCAAGCAGGAAGAACAATTCTACCTCATTTATATAACGCTGTCGAGTGCGGGGCAATTTCTCCGTGCGGTAATCTTCCTGTCCCTTTCTCGTTTTATTTCGACGCTTCATTATGGCGTGAAGTTTCGGATTGTACTCGTATATTGCCTGCATTGCTTCCGCGTCATGGTTTTCCATCAAAGACATCGCCTGACTGATGTCTTTTGCCTTGATAAGCTCCATTAAATCCCGCTCAACACCTAATGCATTGAGCGTTTTATTTTGGAAAAATGTAAAAAGGCGATCTAAAAAGTTCATTGTTTACCAAATATTAATATCACTTAAATCATCGTCTTGTATCGGTGTGCTGCGCTTTTCAAAGCATCCGGTCAGCGCATCGGGGGCATCGTCATGCGCATTGCCCCCTTCCTTCATATATCCCATAATGGCCTGATAGAATTCCGGCCATCTCTTATCCCAATTTGTCGGGAAAAATGTCATGTTGTTGACGTCTGCTGACTTGGTAAATATGCGTACCTGCTTATTATCGGTCTGGGAAAAGCAACTAACCGTTGTGTGGGTAATGTTCATCTGGCGAAGGATGCGTTCTACATTGCGCGCAAAGCCCCGCCCTCCGTTATTGCTTTCAATATTAGCCCATTCCGTCCTGTTCCTTGCAAGCATTTCGGCCGTCTTGGGTTCGGTATACTCCATGGGCTTTTTTGTGTAGAGCACATCGGTCACATAATTTCCCTCGGGTAATTCGTCGTAACATATCGAACATAGATAGTCGCTTCCCGTATCTGCTGTATCGGTGTAATTCTTATGCGTGCAATCTTTGGAGTAGGGGATAACGTCGTATGTTCGGAATTCACGATACATTAATCCCTCAAGAGGCTTGGGATTCTGCATGTACTGGGTCTCAAATATGAAGGGATCCGCTTCTTGGTATCGCTTTAATTTATCAAGCGCGAATCGATCCTCCCAAAGTGCACGTTCGGTAGGTAGCCCTGCATCTAAGATTGCGGGGAATTTGACAACATCCCATTCTCCACCTTCCTCTATCGTGCCTTCAAGCTGCAATAAGTATCCGCAAAAATCATCTGGAGCGAGCCTTTGAGCTGTTACAATGACCGGGGTACGAACGTCATTAAGACGGTTCTTGAATGTAGAAGTCCACAGTTCGCCAATACGCTCTTTGGTAGTACTGGAGTAGCTATCCTGAGCCTTCATCGGGTCGTCAATACTCATTGCACCGCTGAATTCTTGTGCTCCCAGTTTACCGCATCCAAACCCTGTTATTTGACCCATAAAGGGAGCCGCATACATTACACCCCCGCTTGAGGTGGATATACTTCCTTTGGCATTGTTGGACAGTTCGACATTTGGGAAGAATGCGCGGTAATTGGGATCCTCCATGATCCTCCGTATGTTCGTAACATTCCGGGTAGTGAGTTGATCGCTACTCGAAAGATGCATGAACTCGGAACGCGGATTGATGGCAAATCCTATCGCAGAGAAAGACACGACGGCTAACTCTGTTTTAGAATGTCGCGGAGGAATGTTAAACATGAGCCTATTAGTCGGGTGTTCTCCACGGAGTACTTGGTCGAGTTTATGGCATATTATTCGATGATGGGGCGCAATCCGAAAAGGTTGTTTGTTCACAGCCTCGAACATTACAGCCGTAAATGCCAAACACCCTTCCTTCAACAAGAAGTCACCTACACTGGAATAATCAGTCATCGCTCCTGCTCATTTGTATTAATTGAAAGAAACGATCTGTATTGAATGTCGGCTGCGGAAGGTCATTACCTTTAGTGTCAGTGTTGGCAGTTTTCTCCGGGGCATTGTATCCGAGCATGCGGTTGATGGTTTCTATCGCCTTGCTTTTGTCCATCAATTCCACGACGGGGCTACCTGAACGGTCAATCTTTATGGACTGGATTAAACGCCGTTTTTCAGGCGGAAGAGATTTTAGGTCTTGGAAAGAAATTGAGGGAACCTGCCGTACGCCATATTCGGTTTTCATATCAACCATGTCGGCATCGACAAAGTCGAGTACGTCGGCATTAATGATGGATACATTAAGCCGGATTAGCTCCTCTTTGGTGATAAGTTCTTTTTCGGCTAATTGGGCTTGAAGTTGTTTTACCCTCCCCGTAACCTCCCCGTTTTGAAGTAGCTCGCTCGATCTTTTCCATACCGTTTCATCGCTCATTTTCGAACACTCATACGCAAAGCGATACGCCTCGGATGCGTTGCCGCACTCGAGGTACTTGTTGCAGAACTTCTCCTGCTTTATCGTCAGCTTCCCTTCTGCCATGAAAAACAATCTCTCAGGGCAAAGGTGGGAGCAGGCATTTTAATAACAATGGATTCCGCCCCTAATTTTTGAGGCTTTTATCTTTGGACGGATTGTTCTAAAGGTTTGTGTTTTCTCTATGATGAAACCTTATTTTGGCGGCCTTCATTGTCCTAAAGGTACAAAAAAGCCCCGACAGATGCCGGGGCTTTGGGTCATTGAATATTGATATGTCCGCCTGAATTATCCAAGTATACGCGCACATTCTTGGATTCCCGCGTCCCGTTATATTCAGTGCGGGTTACTTTTAATAAATGGCTATCGGCTTCCTGTTCTAAGTATTCAACTGCATACCGTGGCGCTTGGTCATAGGAGCCCGTATATTCATCGAAAATCACTACTTCCTGAACGTCGGATAGTTCGCCATGATCGTAAGCCACTAATTTGATTGACTGACCTGGACTTGTATACGCGAGCCAGGATTCTACATCATTAGGGTTTATGAGGATGCGAGATTGCGTATAATCTGCAGTGGCGAATGCTGCCCCTATTATATCAAATGCTGTTGTTGGGGGACGCGGAATCCATCCATCGAGGCTATTTAAAGTAAATTCATAAAATTTGTTTCCGCTCGGGATCTCATAAAACCATATAGTCATACTCGGCTTTCCACGTCCATCATAACTACAAAAAAACAGACAGTTGTTAGATAATTTTCCTGTATTTATATAATAACGCGAATAAAAATTAATAGCAGTATCCAGCACTTTATTTCTGGTCATAGTGCCGTCAGCCCTATATATTACTAAGTCTATTTCAGTCCTGCGATCTTCCCAATCGCTGTATCTTATTGCAGCTGTGAAGTAATTATCCCCGAATGTTAATTCCTCTGGTTCGATGTTTGTAACGTCATATTTCACTTCCTCCCCATATTCTGTATATCCGACTGGTTTCCCCCAGTCTGTATAATCATATATGCATTTATGAGTAAAGTAATCGAATACTCCAATCCAGGCATATGTGTCATCTCGCTTGCCCAATATTACAACATAATCTTTACCCCATAATTCCCTAATTGGGTAGGTAGCAGTATCATTGTTGTTGGAATCATAATCTCCCCAACAACCTGTAATAAATAATCCTTCCGTATCAATATTGGAAAAGTCGAATTTCTTGTTGTATCCACTTAGTGGATCAAAGCCATCATCATTATTGCTTTCTGATGTGCAGGCGCATAATGTTAGTCCGGCAATGAATAGTAAGAAGTGCAATAACTTTTTCATGAGTTTATGAATTTACCCCTATCGAAATGAGTTGGTAAGAAAAGAGTAAAAAATATTTGTGCTATTGAAATAAACCGAAGTTTTTATGTTTTGGTCTGCGGGCGCCCCGGTCATTTTTAAAGGAGACCGTAATCTCCTTTAAATGTGTAGCTCGATTATATGGATCTTATTTTGGGTGGTTCTATTTTATCATATTGCTTCCGCTCTAATGAAGATGGCATAAGGCTAATTAGAATACCGCTATGCCTCTTTTTTTTGGGCGACATCGCCCTTGCTTTTCGCTCTCTCTTCTCGGTACAGGTCAATTAAAGCCCCGTTTTGCCGAATCAACTCCTCGTTTTGGCGGAGTAGTGAATCTAAGAATCTCTCCATAGTTTTTGGGTTATTTAGTTCAGCTTTCGTTGGCGTGACGTCTTCGCCTCCTTGGCTGACAGGTTGGTCGGTAGTTTTGAGCATGGGCTCTTCTTCGTATAGGAGCCAGTTTCTATTGATGTCAGGAAATTTGTTTAGAATTTTAGAGATTCTGTCAGGGCGAGGCATTTTGCTCCCCTCTTTAAAATATCCATTTGAAAGCCCCGCCTGTCTCTCAAATTGCGAAACAGAAATCCCTTTATACTGACAATACGCTTGGATTCTCTCTTTAAGGGTCATGATATCAGAGGCTTAATATTATTTTAAAATCGTATAAATATTATTTATGCAAATATTCTAAGAAAATCATCGAATTCTTAGAATTATATTCTATATTTGCAATGTGAAACCCACAAAGCTGATACAAATATACGATTTAAGATGAAAAACGCAAGCGTGGGGACTGAATATTTGACGATTGTACCTTTTTGAAGGTATTGGTTCTTTGAAATAAGGTAGGGAGTAAAATTTAGAGAGGGCGGGATACGCCCGCCCTCTCAGGGTTATTTGCTGATGGGCTTAACCGTCGTTCGGACGGTCGTGCGCACCTGCGTCCTAACCCGGATGCGGATTTTTGGCATGATGCAAAATGTTTAAGGGTTGAACATCAGAGCTTGCGCCCTTGCTCGCTTTGAGCCCCCTTTATTCCCATTGCGAGCGCATATACCCTCCGCTTATAGCTCGGTTTTACTCCTACCTTATTTATTGGTTCTTTGATGTCAGGTTTTTTATGGTTTCGGCTTGAAGGCGGATAGTCTCCTGCTGACTGGAAATTAACTCTAAAAGGTTGGATAGTGACGCATCGGATTTCGATTTAGCGCGCATATCACCATTGCCCGTAAGCAGCCAGTCACGCGATATTTGCAAGTAATCTGCAATCACTTCCACAGTCTTAATACTGGGCTTTGTTGTTGAATTTGCGAAAATACGGCTTAATGTCGCCTGAGATACATTGGTCTTAGCGGAAAGTTCATAAGGTGTAATGCCTTTTTCTTCAATTACTTGCCGCAATCTTTCTCCGAAACTCATAAATTAATCATCAAATTACTTGCAAATTAATTTCAATATGCTTACATTTGCATTGTGAAAACGAACAGTTAAGGCAAATATACAGTTTATAAGGGACAACGCCAAGGTAAAAGTCGGATAATTTGAAGACTTACCTTGAATAAGGTAATAAAAACGGACAACGCGATGAAAGCAACTTACAACAAATCGAAGATCATGAAGAACGCCTGGTACCTTAAAAAGGTACAGCCGGGCAAGAGTTTCGGGGAGTGCCTGCGCAAGGCTTGGCGCAACGAGAAGTTGGCGATGCTGACCGCGAAGATCGAGAACCGCCCGACGGAGCAGCCGAAGGCCACGGAGTACCGCCCCGAACTGCTGAAAGTGCCGACAGGTTTCTATGGTGTCCGAGGAATGTACTATGGTGACTAAAGCACGATGCAATATGAACGAAGTAATTCAATCGACTGAGCGCTTGACCGCATTACTCGAGGAGCAGGCCGCCTGCATTGAGCGGATCATGGCAATACTGGACAAATAATATGAATATGAATACTGCAAATCAACGCGCTGCAAGGCTGCCATTCCAAGAATATGTTTCTACACTTGGAAGGATTCGCAAAAGTATGTTATGGGCGGAAATTCGTCTTGCGACAGGGAAGGACAACACAACAATATGGCGTTGGGCGAACGGATACAGCCGCCCTGGCAAGTCTGACATGGACAACATAGCATTCTGCGTAAATAAATTCTCTGAAAAGGGACTATCCGGCGACGCATTATTTCCAGAAGATTATCCATACAAAGGTACCCATGCAAAGGTTAATTAACATAGAGTTTTTTAACTCCCCCGAAGGAGAGGTGCAGATCCGCGATGAAAAGGGAGTGCGCACCTACATGGAAGAAGATAAAGAGCTTACGGATGCTTTGTTCTCGGTTATTGAACTGGATTACCCCAAGGCATTCAAGGCGTTGTCGGAGATTTACAACAAGAGCAAAGCGAACGCCCCTTACTTCAAATACAGGTGTGCCCACCGATTCATCCGCTGCAACTTCGGGATGTATGATAAAATACCCGATATGGACGAGTTCGGCCGGTTCAACTTCGAGAATGTTGCTTGTCCGCTGGTGGGGGAGTGCAAATACTATAAAGTAATCTGTAACCCAGAGTTTAATACTAACCTGACAATGCGGGAGAAAGAGATTGTCCGCCTCTATAAAGAGGGGTATAAGACTGAAAAGATTGCCGAAATACTATCACTTTCCCAGTTGACGGTCGAAACACACAAACGAAACGCTATGCGTCGCACAGGGTCGACAACGCTTGCCGAACTCGTGATATGGGCTAACAACCACGGACTTTAAACACAAAATATAACCCACCATGAAAACAATTTATCTCTGGGTTTCAGGCAAAGGCTGGACACCCTTTCAGTACAATGAACTTTCTGAATTAGCCGCCGAATTTAAGGCGCGCAATATCAAACTGGGCAACGAGTGCGAACTGGGCGACGGGTGCAAACTGGGCAACAGGTGCAAACTGGGCGACAGGTGCAAACTGGGCGACTGGTGCGAACTGGGCGACTGGTGCAAACTGGGCGACGGGTGCAAACTGGGCGACTGGTGCAAACTGGGCAACGGGTGCGAACTGGGCGACTGGTGCGAACTGGACAACGGGTGCGAACTGGGCCGCGAGTGCGAACTGGGCGACTGGTGCGAACTGG